AACAACTATATTATGATTTACCCCCCGATGCTAAACTACTTGGTTATGGGATAGATTGGGGTTATAGTGACCCCTCCACATTAGTTGCTGTGTATAAAAATGATGGTGGAATATATGTTGAAGAAAAATTATATCTTAAAAACGTAACCATTCCTGATTTCATATACAAGATTAAAGACCTTGGATTAAACTTGACTGATGACTTCATTTGTGATAGTGCAAACCCGCAGGCAATAGAAGAGTTGAGACGTAATCACATCAACGCAAAACCAGTAAAGAAAAACTCCATATTACACGGAATAGATTTATTGAAGAGAAATAATTTTTATGTGAATATAAACTCAACGAACTTATTGAACGAACTGCAATCCTACATATGGAAGACAGATAAAAATAACAATAACCTTGACGAACCTGTTGATAATAATAACCACATCATAGATGGTATTAGATATGTTCTTGAAATGAAGATAGGACGCAATACAGGAGTGTTTGTTTATTAAAAAAAATATATTTATAGTTATGGTAGAACACATCATAGAGTATAACGGAAAGAAATATCCTATCAAAGAACCCACAATTAAAACTTGGACGGAAGTGATGAAATTAAAGGATATATTAGATGAAGCCGAATTGTTTATTAAAGTGCTTGAACTAACAACAGGATTAAGCAAAGAACAAATTATGGATGCTGACGCTACACAAGTTAAACGAGTGGGGGAGCAAGTATTATCCATAGTGACTGGAACAAATAAAAAAGTGGTTACAACATTTGAACACGACGGAGAAGAGTATGAGTTCCTTGATGTGAATGCTTTATCATTCGGTCAATACATAGACATAGATACGTTCTTATCAAAAGATGAGAATTATAGAATACAGAACTTATCAGAACTCGCAGCCTATCTTTATATTGAGAAGGGAACAAAGTATGGTGAGAAGAATACACAAAAGAGAATAAAAAAGTTTGAAGAACTACCCATAAAGTATATGGAAGGTTCTGTTTTTTTTTTGTTGAGTATAGCAAATCTGTCCGCCGAACTTACAAAGATTTATTCCAAGAGCAAGATGTTGAAGGTGGTAATGAAAACAAAAATACTTTTTCGTCTTATTGGGGCTGGTATTCAGCGGTCAGCTCACTTGCTGAGAACCAAGTATGGTTATTTCGTAATGTTACTGATTTACCCTTGGCTCAGTGTCTCAATCATCTCGCTTACCTTATGGACTTTAATAAGGAGCAAGAAAAGAAAATAAAAGAACGCAACAGATATGAGTAATCCACTATACACAAACTTTAAGTTGATACACGATGACTTACAATTGATGGCTAACACCCACAAGCAAATCAATTCGTTTGGGCTTGGTGATACAGACCAGTTAAGTTTTTGGACACAGATAAGAGACCATCAACCTAACCCTACATTTGAACCCCCCGTATTTCCGTTATTGTATATCGTTCCTGGTAATTGTATAAACAATCTACGATATAAAACTTGGGAAATGAACTTGGTTATGATGGATATAGTGGATAGAGATTTAGCAAACCAAGTTGACGTATTGAGTGATACATTACAAATGCTACAAGATGTAATTAGTCAATATAGATTATCTGTATTACCAACTTATGGTTGTTATGATACGTTTTATGATGCGGTAGGTAATGTTGAATGCACACCCTTTATGGAAGATTATACCGACCTTACAAATGGTTGGACAGGTGTATTAAGATTTACAACAACAACAGCATTAGATAGATGTGCCGCAGCCTACTTACCATTTACAGGAACACCTATTATACACGACAATATCAACTTTAAGACCTTCCACGATGATTTTAGATTATTAGCCGACCACCATAAGCAGTTAAACTCATTTGGTTTTGGTCAATATGAAGACCTATCTTATTGGACTGAAAGTAGATTGAAACAAAGCAATCCAACATTTGAGTCCCCGTTCTTTCCACTACTATATGTTGTTCCAAATAACGCAATACAAATGATGGAACAAAACGGGTCATCATATACCGAGTATGAGTTCAATTGTATTGTGATGGATATTATAGATAGAGACCTTACAAATCAGGTTGATGTGTTGAGTGATACAAACCAGATATTAGATGATATTGTAAGTCAGTTTAGATTAGCAGTAACCAACTCATTAGGTTGCTTCAACGCAAAATACTATTTAGATGATGAGGTTGTGTATTATCCTTTCCTTGAAAAGTATAGTGATTTATGCGGGGGTTGGAATGCTGTAATAAAGATTAAAGTAATGACCCCTCTTGATAGATGTGCCGCAGCATTCAATTCTTTCTTATCACCTACTCCTTCCGCAACTCCAACCTTAACCCCCACCGCAACAAATACTCCGACGCCAAGTATAACTCCTTCAGTAACACCGACTTTAACACCAACCACAACACAAACAAGCACGCCAACCCCGACCGCAACGTGTCCAATAACAACACAATACTTGGAAGTTCAAGTATCCGAGAGCACAAGATTTAAGTTGATATTATGGAACCAACCAAACTATACATCGCCAGCAACAGCGTTATGTGATTATGTTATTTCAGGATGTGCGTATGGTTCGTTGGGAACGGTATATTGTGGAACAGAAACAATAAATGAAGGACAACATCAACATCAATTCAATTTAGCACCAGTATTATTACCAGGTGAGTTCGTAGCATCGTTTGACGTATTAAGTTATACAGCATCCACTTGTGTATGTCCCGTTGATTTGATATTCCCGATTGCACCTACCCCCACCCCGACGATGACCAATACACCATCAGTTACACCTACGATGACGATGACCCCTACGAATACAGAAACACCTACCAACACACCAACCCCTTCTACAACCCCACCAATAGCGGGTGAGTTATGGAATACAAACACAACATTATGGGAAAATGAAACGGGTGTGTGGAACACGATATAAAAATATATTTATAACAAAGACACTATGAGCACTTTAACAGGACAACAGATAAAAGATACATATGATGGATTACTTAAACTTGAAGACAGCACAACAGGTATAACATCATCATATCAACAAATCCAAGATGGACTTGGTAATAACACAAACACAAGAATATCAACACGAGGTATTCAATCACCGAGTATTGTTGGTATGAATAACTTAAAACCAGATTATGGTGGTAGTGGTTTCGTAGCAGGTGCTGGTAGTCCCAATGTTGCTTTAACTCAAAATAGAGTTTTATATCTTCCATTTTATGATGCTGGGATTTATTCTTATTCAGCCGTGTCCTATAACTTGGGAACTTTATCATCTACAAGTGATGTGGTTAGTGTGGCATTTTATACTCTACAACAAGTTCCAAACATTGGTATTGCCCCCGCTAATTTAATTATGAGTGGTATTACCCTTGATAGTTTCGCACCAGCAACTACAGGTGTTAAAACAACTATTCTACCATCAACATTATCTTTTAGTGGAACAGGTGGTGGATTTTATATCGTAGCATTTTATGTTAGTAATGCGAATGTGACGCCTACCGTTAGATATGGAGGGGCGAATATAACACTCGCAAACCAATCATACGCTTGGAATATAGGACTTTACTTGAACTCTGCGGGAACAGGAACTCAAGTAGGTCAGAAATACGGAACATTTGGTTCAATACAAAATGTGTTAAACTTACCATTCCAATCATCATATACTGAGGCTGATATAACAACAAACTATGTGACCACTATAACCTCACAACCCTCGTGGGGATTTGGATTAAAACCAATTTAAGATTATGTATCCGATGACCGAATTAGCCCTTCATCGTTTAGGTAAGATGTGGGTTAGTATAATGAAAAGAAAAATAAGAACAAGTAGAGCAATTGCTTCTGGTTTCTTATTGAATAGTATTGGTTATAGTGTAGTTAAAGATAGTGATGGAGAACCGATGCTACAAATCACTTATGCTGACTATTGGAAATATCTTAACGTTGGAAGAAAGGCAAGAGGTGATGATAGACCAATCGCAGCAGACAACAAAGCACCTGGCAAACCAGGAGCAGTTCCAATCCCCGCTTTAAGATTATGGGTAGAACAAAAAGGTCTTGCGGGTGGTGATGAAAGTTTAAGTTTAGCGTTTGCGATTAGAGCATCAATATGGAAGAAGGGTATTAGACCAAGAAACTTTTTTGATAGGTCTGTTACGACATTAGAGGGTATGTTAAACCCGAATAAGTT